CAAACGCAGCATTATCTGCTATCGTAAGATAATCCCCCGTCCCATCAAAATACCCGCTCCAGTACCCACTGGGCATGTACGGATTGAACGACCCCTGCGTGGTGTCGCCGTTGCGGGTGACGGTGAAGTTGTTGGTGCTGCTGTCGAGGAACGTGTTGTTCTGAGCGCCGTTGGTGCTGGTGGTGTTCAGCAGCAGGGAAACGTAGCGGAAAAAGGCGTCCGTAATCCTCCCGGCAAGGGAGGCCAGAACACCGTGGAGAGCGCCAGCCATTTACGTGAGCCCGTTGCCAGAGATAATCCAGCTTGTGCTGGTCACCTTGATGGCCGTCGCTACGCCGTAAGCCGCCAGCGTTCTACTGCCCGTCGTGCCTGCGCCTGCGAGGTACATCGTGTCCGTGGTGATGGCAATCGTCACCGTGTTGATCATGTTGACGAACGTGACCGCTGTTCCCACGGGGTAAGCCACACTGCTGTTTGCCGGGATCGTAAACGTCCTAGCGTTGTTGTCCGTGATGGGGTGAACCACACTCTTGCCCGCGTCTGCGAGCACCAGCGTGTACGCCGCGCTCTGCCCTTGCTGGGGCAGGCCGATCACGTTGGCCAGATTCACTCCCAGCGACGTCTGCACCGCGTTGACTGCATCCGCAAGATCGTTGTGATGCGGCGCGTGGTCGTCAATGCTGGTTGTCGAGTTGGTCTTGCCCGCCGGGATGTTGTCGAGGGCGCCAGGAAAGCTGCTTGACATTGCTGGTCCTTGTTACGTTAAGCCACCGTCAACTTCGCGTAGAGGTCAATGCCTCCAGGCAGACTGCCAGAGGGCACAAAGCGCCTGCGCGTGCCCACGGTGTTGCTGCCAAGGCCCGCCGTCCAGGCGCTGCCAGTCCAATACTCGAAAGTGCCGTTGGTCGTGCCGGTCGATGCCTGCGTGAGCACCAGAGCAGCCGTGTCCGAGCGGTAGATGTTGATCGTGTGCGTGGTCAGTGAGCCGCCGAACAGCGCCGACTGTACCCAAGCAAACGTGCCATTGCTGGCGTCAAAGTCCCCGAAGTTCCAGCGGTACTGGCTGGGCAGCGCGTCGTCCGTCTCGTAGATCAGGGCCAGCGACAGGATGCGGGCCGGGAGCATGATGACGCCTGCCGTGCGGAACACGAACGCGAACTGGATGGTGCTGGATGGGCTCACGCCCGACAGGTCGCCCGTCTGCGGCACATCCGTCCACGCCCCCGAGTTGTCGTCGATGCCACTGGTGCGGTACTGCATCCGGTACATATCGGGCGTGACGCCCATCGTGTCGTCGCCCAGGTTCTCGGCGCACGCCACCAGCGCCCGGTACAGCTTGGCCGGGGTCGCGCCCAGGGTGATCTTGGGGCAGATGATGCGGTTGGGCACCTCGGCCAGAAAGCCAAGATCAGCGGCCAACGGGTAAGCCGTCAGGGCGTTGGCGTTGGCAGTGACCGTCTGGGTATAGAGGTAGAACAGCCAGCCGTCCTCAACCCACACGAATGGGACGTTCGCCAGGGCGCTGTGAACGAAGATGGGGCTGTCCGTGTCGCGGTTTGCCGAGGGAAGCTGCTGCGTCAAACAACCGGCGCGACGGTCGATCTGCGCGCCGCCCGTGTAGTAGTCGGTGATGTAGATCGTGCCGGACGATGCCGATGCTGTGATGACCAGCTTGTCCAGCGACCCCGCAACGTCCATCGAGGTAAAGCCACCCGTGCCTACGCCCGTGTTGGCGCCGCCTGGGGGCACTTCGCTCATCTGGTCGGCCACGAACGTGGTGCTGCCTGCCACGATGTTGGTCAGAGGTACCCGCAAGATACGGGTGAGCGTGAACAAGTACAGGCAGGCAACGCCAGAGCCGGGGCCGTGCGCCAGTGTCGCCACGCGGCCATTGTTGGCCTGCGACAAGTTGCCAGTCACGACTTGGTTGCCGGTGACCACCATGTCGCTGCCGGTCAGCGTGGCCGCTCCTGCCGTCAGCGTCAGCGGGGCGCGGATGTTGTAGCGGAACAGCTTAAGCGTAGTGGCCGCGCCGTCTGGCGCGTAGACGTACTGCTGGGTCCAGGTATCGCGGTCGCCCAGCGCGCAGCCGCCGATGGTGGTGTTGGTAATGGTGGCCGCGTCCTTGAGCCAGTAGACCGCTTTGATCTTGTCCACCGTGGTGGCTGCGGGGATTGTGGTGGCTGGGTTCTGGAAGTCCTCGTACCTCAAGCCCTTGGCGATGAACAGCCCGCCGTTGGTGGTGGTGACGTTCGTGTTCGCGTGAACGATCATCAGATCCTGGATGACGTAGGGTGTACCGGTGCTGATGGTGCCCGCGCTGCTGCCAAGGGTCAGACCCGTTCCACTACCAATTGCGCTGATGGGATACCAAGTCGTGATCTGCGTTGGGTCGGTGCTGCCGAAGCCGATACGCGAGCCCACACACTGCGTGGTGAAGTCCGTGCCGCTGCCAGTGACCGCCGTACCGCTGACGCCCACGGTGCCCGTGGTGTAGTTCTCCAGGATTACTCGCAGGCCGCGAGTGGTGACGTTGCCGGTCGTCGGGAACGTCAACGTGACGGCGCCGACCAGGGTGTAGGTGGTTGTCGAAGGCACCCACGTCCACAGTTGCACTCGGCGAGTGGCTGCGGCAGTCGCAAAGTCGCTACCGAAAACCCAGAAAAGATCGTCCGTGATTTTGATCGGGTGAACGAAGTTGGCCGGAATAGCCAGGGACGATTCGCCGAAGTTGGCGACGTTCAGAGGCGAAGGGCCGATGAACTTGTCTGTGTCGCCCGCGCCCAGATTGAATTGGCCCGTGTGCTTGCCCCGGTTGATCTTGGTGGCGTCGTAGGCCGCGCCGATGGCCTGCTGAACCAAGGACCCGTTGAAGACTTGTTCGACTGCTGCTTTCATTCGGAAACCTCATTCGGGTCTTGCCCGACTACCGTGGCCGCCAGGAACTGACAGGTGGGCCCGTTGGTGTCAACCTTGCGGCGGCACAACACCAAAGACAGCAGCTCGTAGTCCCCGGCCTGGACGACTTCGTAGTCCGGGGCGCCGACAACGGTCTGCCACTGGGTGATAGCGAACATAGCGGCCCTTACAACGCAAAGATGCCGCTGGCATTCCAAGTGACCGTGATGTCACCGCCGTTGGGCGTAACCGGCAGGCCGGTAAAACCGGTGTCAAGGAACGCCACCAGGCGCGAGGTGCCTGCGGTGCCGGTGTCGATGTAGAGCACGATGGCCTCGGCACTGTTGCCCGTCACCGCCGTGTAGGTGACGTCTGCCGCGTCAAAGACACCGTCGGTGTACGTCTTGGTGCCCAGCGTCTGCGCCGTGCCCACCACGCCCGTGAGCGAGGTCAGGAACTCATGCGCGGCGCTGTAGGTGTACGCGCCGGTGTCCACCAGCGCGGCCTTCACCGTGCCCGTCAGGCTGGAGTTGGCAGAGCTTTGCAGCACCGCCTCCTTGTACTTCGGATAAATCGCGTTTGGCATCGGTCAGTTACTCCACTTCAATCCGGGCCACGCGGCCCTTCTCGCGCACGATGCGCTTGGGCCTGCTGATTGCAGCAATCGCCCGATCGGCATTCTCTCGCAACGTGCTGGAAACGTCCGCCATAGCAGCGCCCACGCCCTGCACCGCCTTGTTGATATCTGCAATCTTAGTTTCCATCGTCTGCTCGACGCGGGTTACAGTTTGATCAATCTCGGACACCTTCTCGCGCAAGGTATCCACCACCTGCACTATTTCACCACTGGCCACCTTCGTGCTCTGGTTAGCGGCAAGCTCCTCCATCACGGCGGCGAGCTTGGCTTCCTGCTCTTCAAGCTGACGGCGCTTGATGGCGTTGTCAATTCTCATTGACTCTGCCTTAAGAGTGTCAAATTCGCTCATAGGCTTGGGCTGCGCAGCGGCAGGGCTGGCCGGGGCACCGCCCGCAGCAGGCGCTCCAGTGCCGTCCTTCTGCGGGCCCATGATTTGTGTGAAGTGCCTTGCCAACGCACGCTTGTTCTCGTTTTCTTCTTGAATCTGAGTGATGCGCTCTTTAGTCTGGTTAGTTTCCCGAGTCTTCTCAAGTGCCACCACCTGTGCAGACGTCTTCTCCTTGAGTTGCTGCTGCATCTGCTGTAGCTGAAGCATCGCTGCGCGGAGCTGCTGCTGTAGTTGTGCAACCTCAGGGTTATCCATGGTAAAGAACCTGCTGCCATCCTGGTAACCAAGATGACCAAAGATTTCTTTTCCAACCTCCACCATATTAACACCCGGCACAGGGTTGCGCAGCATGCCGGAGTACATATTCATCGCAGTGAGGAACTTTTGAAGCTTCTGCCCAGGGTCCGTAGCGCCCATCCCCACATTAACAGTGAGTGTTACTTCCTGGTTGAGTAGCTCATCAGTAACTTCGTCTACCCCAAAGCGCTGGAGCAGCTTGGCATTCTTAGCTGCAAGGCCAAGAATTACGCGGTCAGTCTCGTAGGCTTGCTCAAGCAAGATCAGTTGCCGCAGTGCGGGCTGGATGAACGTTTCAACGTATGTGCGGATAAGATACTCAACCAGAGTTCCATTGCTCTGGTTGAGCATGCTCATGTTGCGGGCGGGCGCGTTGGCTGCGCCCGCCATCATGATTGCTGCGGGGTTGAAATTACCCAGCAACTCGTCCATCGACATGTCGAGACCCTGTTGCTCCATGTAGGAACTCTGGGTAACGTCAGGCCAGGAAATTTCGCGTACGTCGTTGATGGGGTCGTTCATCATCACAACGCCACCGGGCACGTTGCGGACGAGGCCTGCTAGGTCAACTTCAACACCGCGCTTGGCAAACCACTTCTTATTCAGCGCGAACTTGACGTTGTCAATGCGCTGGTTCGCAATCTCGTTAATCTCGTCCTCAAGTCCCCGGGCCAGCGTGGGCACACTGCTGGGCATGGGCTTGTGCGTCTCAAGAATGCAGGAGCCAATGACGTAGGGCCTACGGCCGTGAAACACCTCGTCCTTGAGTGGGACGGGGTCAGTCAACAGGCCGTACTCGCCCAGGGTGTAGAAGGTGTACTCCTCGCCATCCCTACGATGAATGTGCCGCTGCACCCAGGCAATTTCATAGTCCCCAAGGGCGCGAGTGTCGGCGCTCTGTGGGTCTTCCTTGTTGGCATTGCGGGCGATGCGCGTACTGTCAAAGTTACTGCTGGCCGTGGCAAGGCTGATAGGTAGCGTCTTCCACTCGCCGCTCTCCATCTTTGCCCGGATGTCCATGGCGTGCATGGGGATCAGGTGGATGAAGTAGGGGCTGGTGCCCACTACGTCTATCCAGCTAGCGGCGGGGTCAAACCTGACGTTTTCAATGGGGATGAGATCGATCTGCGGCTTGTCAACGTTCTGTAGCTCGTCGTACAGCCAGTGTACGTGCCCGCACACCACTCCGGTAGTCTGTGCGTCTTGTATGCCGCCCATCACCACCTGGAACCAGGGGATGGTACGCGTCAGCCGGTACTGGACAAGCTGCTTCATCACCTCGGCGCTGGCTACCTGCGCCTTGTCCGACTGGTCGCCCGCGCCAATACTCACCACGTCCACATTGCTGAAGAACGCGGCAGCAGCCGCAGCCTCGTTTTTCCGGATTACGGAGCGAATCTTGGGTCGGTACAGGCGGCTGCGCTTGTCGTACGCGGGGGCGTTGTACTTGCTGTCCGACGGGTGCATGTTGTTGAATGCACGGATGCTATCTTCCCACGCCTTGCGCCAGTTGCCGTCCACATAGCTGGTGCTGCTACGGAACGCGCTCCTCGCCCGGGACAACCACTCGTCAGATCCGGTATCTTCGTCCGGATTGCCGTTCTGCGCAGTGGGCGGAGTGTTGGTTCTGGCGATGTCGGAAATCATGTAGACTTGTCCTGTAGCGTGAGCATCTCGCCATTCCACGCGCCACGGGGCACGCCGCAGCGCTCAAGCAGCTCGCCACCAGCGCGGACTACGTTACGCTCCAGCTCGCTAACCGTGGCGGCGCGGTGCGCGTCAACGGTAAAGCCGTAGCGCCCGTCGTCAATCGCCATGTTCTTCACCACCAGGGTGCGGCCCGGTGCCCAGCCCACCATCCACACATGCGCGGGGTAGTGGTTGCTGAGCACTTGCGCTGCCAGCTTGGCAATGAGCTCCATCTGGCTATTTTCGGCGTCTCCAGCGGTGGCTTCGACGGTGGCAATGTCAGCAGCAGAATTCATGGAGCGTAGTGTAACAGGGCCGGGGGCCTAGTGGCTAGTGCCGTGGCGCTACGCGCAGCGTGATGCCTACGTGCCCGAAGGTGCGGAGGAACCAGCGGATGATGTGGGGTGCTGGGCGGGGGGTCATGGTCAGACGGCAATCGTGCCGAACGTCTTCCATGTGCCTGGCGTGCCGGCACTTGTACACACCCAGCCAATGTTTCCACCAGCAGATGGTTGCGAATGCCACACAATATCGCCCCGCTCCCATGTTCCGCTTGTAGGCACCGTGTAACTGGCGAATTGACGAGAATACAGATTGGAAGCGGCTGAACCCCTGTAATCGTAAAGGGTCATCTGCATTCCGGGCGCGTTCTGTCCACGCCCGTACAGAGGAGACAGCGCAGCCCCGGCGTCATTCTTCGCCCAGAAATAGGTCTGATTCGGATACGTCTCATTCTCCACAACAACGGCATCCGTGTAGTCCACGACAAACTGCTGACCAGCAGTGGTCATATTGGTCGTGTACACGTTCCCAGAAACCACATTCAGTTTCCTGGCGCGCACAAGCTCACGGGTGGCGGCCCCGGTGGAATAGGCCGCACTCGGGCAATAAACCTGATTGCTGATAAATTCGCCGCCGCAATCCATCTGCAGCATGATGGCGCCGCCGTTGCTTACTGAGTTTTCGTTGACAAACGAACAGTCTCGGATGATGACCTGCTGGTCATAGATCGATCTGGAGGCGTCTTTGACCGCCAGCAATGATTGATTTTTTCCATACACAACGTGGTCTTTTATGCTCACTGTGCTCAACATATCTGAGTACAGAGGTGTGATGCGCGGGTTTGTTGCGGCGCCAGTCGTCAGTCGTGTCGTGCCGCCCGTAATCGAGCCATTCTTTACCGCAAAGATAATTTGATCAGAGCCAGAGGCAGACGCTCCAACCTCGAAGTATGGGTTTTCAAAAACGATGTCATCGACATTTCCCGTTGATGCGATGGACGGGTAAGTTGGCGACGCAAGATTGATACACGCAAAAATTGATCCCCCGTTGCCCGTAATGCGAGGATTGACGAATTTAAGCTGCCGTACTACCACGCCAGTAGTTACGTTTGGCTCAATGTCCAAACCTGCGCCAGGAGCATAAGACCCGAACGATCCAGTGTTCCCCGTGTCACGAAAACGGCAGTTAATAAACGTGCCGTTGAACAGCCCGATGATGCTGCACCCTTGGCGACCGTTGTTATAAGAGTCGAGATTGATAACCGCAAAATTGCGCGATTCCGTAGAAATTACTCCAGCCGTGAATTGATGGTCGATGTAAAGGCCATCGTTGGGGTGGTCGTGCAGTACCGGGTTGATTAGCGTCACATTCTGACACCCAAAAAACTGCAGGCCATGCTCGCCCTGCTCGGTCCCCACCTTTGTGCCTGTGCTGACGTTGCCGTTTGTCTTGACGTTTTCCAGAAGCACGTTCTTGCATCTGCGAAAAACAATGTTTGACGAAGTAAGCGATGCCGAATGAACAAAATCGGCCTTGAGACTGATTTCTGCGCCAGCATCAAAAACAAACGTCAATCCGTCGCAGTCTGTAAATTCGATGTTGACCGTGTTCGGTGCGCCTGTCTGAGCTATGTAATAAGTGCCCTTCGGCCAAAGCACAAACCCGCCGCCTTGAGCGTTGACGTAGTTTTTCAAAGCGACAATCGCCGCCGTGTCGTCGGTCACCCCGTCGCCAACCGCCCCGAAGTCCTTCACGCTCACCGTCTCGCGCATCTTGGCCTGCGCCGTGCGCGTCTGCGCCCCTGTACCCGACTGGATAAACCCCACCCAGGCAGCGCCGTCACCATCGGCCAATAAGCTGGAGAGCGCGACACGCTTGGTAGTGCTACCCTGCACCAGGGGCAGCAGTTCGGTGCCGTCGGGGGTCGTAGCGGCGGGGAGCTGGGAGATTTTGATGTTACTCATGGCGTGCCGAGGTTAGGGTTGTAGATGCCGGAGCGGGTACGGTCCGTGCTGTCAAACTGGCGGGAGTTGCCAAACTCGTACGCGCCGTGGTCAGGCGCACTAAACTCGCTGCCCCAGGCACGCTCAACTAGCTGCTGCCAGTTGATTGTGCCCGTGGTTACGCGGCTAGTAATCTGGCGGGTGGTGGCGCTGGTGGGTGCGGGCATACGTGCTCCGTAGTGTAGTGGGCATGCAGGGGCGGGGGCAAGGGGGCAGTCTCAGCTAGGTGTACTCGGGCTCCAGGTAGCCCACTTCCCGCAACGTGGGGGCGTGGGGCTCCATGTCATAGATGCGTGAGAACGCATCTACCAAGTCTTTGTTCCCGCCGAAGGGGAAGAAGTGTACTTGCAACCGCAAATCTTTACTTAGGTCGTAGATTTGGTTGCTCTCGTCCTTGCGCTTGATTGGCCGCGCAATGCGGTGCGCGTAGCCGGTATTCTGCATCTTGCGCTGCGTGGCGGTCAGCTTGTCGTCCTCGGTGTCGTAGGGCAGGTAGATGCGGTGGCTGCGCAGGTCAGGCCCCAGGCGCTGCACGCGGTCAACCTTGCTGCCCTCGCTGTCTCGGGGCCACATAAGCTCCTCAATGGGGAAGTGCCCGCCCTCGTTGGGCTTCTGCATCTGCTCGGCAAAGTAGTCCAAGTCAGCCTGAGCGCCAAAGGCCTCGTAGCCCACCTTTACGTTCTGTACGCCGGGGGCACGCTTCCAGCGGTGGAACATTTGCGCGGTGCGGGTCCAGCGCTCGCGCAGGTCCATCTTGTGGTTAAAGCCATCTAGCAGATACTTGTTGAGCGCATAGTCAACGCCCACAACGGCAATGGCGGTCTTGGCTGAGCCCTTCTTCTTACTGCGGGCGGGGTCAACCATGATGTAGACGTTAAGCACCTCGGGCCGTACTTCGTACGTGCGGAGGTCCTCCACGTTGAACATGCGCTGCTGGCCAGCCAGGGGGTTCTGCAGCATCTGGCAGGAGATGGTAGCCTCGCCCTGGTCCCGCACCTTCTTGTCCCAGGTTTCCTGCGTAAAGAGCACTGGCGTGCCGGTAATGGTGCCGTCAGCCGTGGCGGGGTGCAGCCGCACCACCACAGACTTACGCTTGATAATCTCCTCGTACGTGTCGGCGTACGAGTAGCGGGTGCCAATGTGCCACTTGCGCCCCCCGGCGGTGCCGAGGTTGTCGCTAAGTTCCCAAGCCTCGGTGGTCTTGGCAATCTGCTCCGGGGTGGACACTGACTCGCGAGTTACGACGTCATCATACACCATGAGCGCAAAGTGCTTTGACGTCGGCTGCCCGTCCACTAGGCCATGAGCCTCAATGGTGTTCTCCTTGGGGTTGCTGCTGCGGCAGACGGTGATGCCGTTGTCCAAACTCCAGGACGGTGCCTCGCGTTCTGGATTCTGCCAAAAGATAGAGGGGAACTGCGCCCGCAGGTCCTCATTCTTCTCAAACTCTTTCTGTATCTGGCGCAGAAACGCCTTGGCGATTGGCTTTGTGTGGCTGAACAAACCGATGGTAATTTCGGGATCGTTAATTATCTCTTGGATAATGCCAGCAAAGGTGATAATCGTGCTCTTGTAGTGCTCCCGGGCCCAGAGGTCGAGGTAGCCGTCGCGGGCTGCCTCTACCTCCCGCGTGCGGGCGTACAGCCAGGGGTGTATAGCATCCGGCCGGTGCAGGGTTTTAACTAGGAGGTAGTACCTATCATTCTGCGAGAGCCAGGGCTTAATCTGGTCCGTGGGGAAGCTACCCTCCAGTATCTGCCAGAACTCTGAAATAGAGTGGAACGGCGCGGCCAGCAGCGCGGCTTTAATTTCCGGCGTCATTGCTCACCACCTCTACGCCACCCATCCGCTTGGCAAGCACGGCGGCGAACTTGCTCATCACAGCGTCCACCTGTCCCTGCTCAGTGGGGGTGGGGGGCGGCTTGTCAAGGTCTTCAAACACACCCTGAATTCCATACGCCTGCCGCTCGAGGAGCATCAGCGTCTTCATACTATCGGCCAAGCGGCCAAGCACGCGGCTCTTCGTGTCAAGTGTGGCCAGGGGGTCGTCGTCCTCGCTGGGGGTGACGGTGACCAAGTCCCCAATCAGAGTTGAGCAAATGTCGCGTGCCTGCTTGATGTCCTTGCGGTGAGTGCTGAGCACGTTGGCCTGCATCTCGGCATTGACGCGCTCAATAACCGCGAGCTTGCGCTCCTTCTCCTCGGCCATGCGCTCTCGGTTGGCGAGGATCATGTCCGCAGTCATCTTGGCAACGAGGTTGCCCTTGTTACGCGTCCAGCCCTTGTTACTCGCTTTGGAGATGAGCAGCGTGGGGGTGACGCCTATCTCTGTAGCTATGTCCACGGTGGGCTTGTCCGTAGTTTCGTACTGCACCTGCGCCCAGTCCCAGTCGTTGTGCCGGGCGGGGATAAATACTGCTTTACTTGCCACGCTTCTTAACTACTGAGTTAGCGCTGGCAATGGCGCGGCCTTCATTCTTCGTCTTCTTCAGCACCGAGTTTGCCACGGCGGACCACTGGCGCTTTTCTTTGCTGGTGTCTGCCTTTCTGGTGTACTTGGGGGCGTCGGCCATCGTGTAGGGCATGGGGTAGTCCTCCAGCGGGGGTGGTGGGGCTAGTGTACCGCCTGCCCAGTGGCGGATGCAAATAAAACATTCGATCGACTGCCGAGGCTGAATTCATACCCCCCATGTTCGATTCTCAGTGCCCTGCTCTTGATTCTCAGTACCACGTGCGTGGTGGTAATCTGCTTGGATACTCAGTAGCTGAGATTCTGAGAACCCCGGCACTTTGATACTCAGTAGCTGAGATTCTGAGAACCCCGGCACTTTGATACTCAGTAGCTGAGATTCTGAGAACCCCGCACACGGGGGTGGAGACAGACGCCGCCCTTTACCTCTGCCTATGTCAATTTTGGGTTCCGGGTTCCTGGCGCTCAGGTCTGGGGCCCCTGGAGGTTCTGGTCGCTCAGGTCTAGGGATCAGGTTAGTGGGCGCTTACTTCTATTCCGGCGCACGCACTAGGGGTTTCTACCTAGGGGTTTACCCTTAGGGGTTTACCCTTAAGGGTTTCCACCTAGGGGTTTACCCTGGGTGTTCCGCCTAGCAATCCGCATGCCAGGGGCATTAGGGTTTGTACCTAGCAAAAACTTTCGGCATGTAAGGTTCGTGTAAGCTTCGCCCGCATAATGAGTGGCATGCACTAAGTGATGGTGCATACCGTAAGGGGCCCGGTGCATGGCCCCTAGCGTAAAGGAAGCCTACCATGGCACGCAAGCAAAAGACCCCGGCCCCCGTGGCCCCCGTAGTCGTTGAGGCCCCCGCAGTGGCCGAAGCCCCCGCAGTGGCCGAAGCCCCTGCCCCTGCCCCTGCCCCCGTAGTGGTGGCGGGTACCGAAGTGACCCTGACCAAGTCGCAGGTCGCGCTGACCACTGCTAAACACGGCGGACGCGTGATGCCCGGACAGGTGGGCAAGCACTATACGGTCGGTGGCAAACCTTACCGTGTCCGGACAGCTACGAATGCTGCGCAGTGGCAAGCCGTGCTGAGCGCCATCAGCAAGGGTGCCGGGAAGGCCACCGTAGATGGCATGGTGGCCGAGGGCTTCCCCCTTACCCTTGCAGCCCCCTTCGTCAGCTATGCGGTGAACCGAGGCTGGCTGGCTGAAGTGTAAGCCCCTACAAGCCCCCGGTAACCCCGGGGGCTTTTTGACTCCTTACCCTGAGGACCTGACCATGACCGAGAACGAGAAGTGTATGCTCACCGCGCTGGGGGCCATTGTGGCACTTGCAGTGTTTTTCGCAGTGATGATGTACTGACCTGACGACCCCACGGCCCCCTAGGGGCCTTTGTTTTTTGGCCCCCTAGGGTAACCCCTAGGGGGCTTTGTTTTGTGGGCACCTGACCCCTGCCCTGCCCTGCCCTGCCCTGCCCTGCCCTGCCCTGCCCTGCCCTGCCCTGCCCTGCCCCGCCCTGCCC